ATGTCCGAAGACTGGATCGTTTCAGCCATCACGTTTGTGATCGGTAGCTTGGGGTTGTAGGCGACTTGTTCAAAGTCATCATACTTGTCCCGCGCTGCTTCTTCACGCTCTTGATAGCTTTCGAGAACGGCTGATTGCTGCTTGGCTGCTTCACGTTTGGCCAATAGTTCTTCAGCTTTCTGATAGGCCATTGCTTCCGCATAGGCTTCAGGGCTTTCAAACTGGTCAACGGACGCAGTTGGTGCAGCTTTCACGATTTGCGATTCCGCAGACCGATTTGCTTGCTCTCTTTCCCACTTACGTTGCTCTCTTGCGAGGCGTTTGCCGATCATCGCATCAATTTCAGCCTGGGAGTACTTTTTTTCCTCTGTGGCTTGTTCGACTTGGTTCTCAGCGACTTCCGGCGTACTTTCAGCAACTTCAGGTGTGGCCGTCACATCCGTGGTTGGCGCGGAGTCTACTTCCGCTAGGGCTTGGACTTCTTCAGTCATGTTTTCTGAATCCTAAGATTCCTCGGTCTACTGGGCCGATACAGTTGTTTTAATCTTACACCAGATTACTCTGGTTATGCAACCGATGATTGGTACGCAGCAATTACATCCGCAGTATGAACAGCAGCGCATACTGCTTTTACTTGAGCATCTTCGCTAGAGTAATCAGCACCTGGAACAATAGAGCGATGTGTAAAAGAACTGGAGTTACCTTCGGTAACTACCGAACGCACTTGAACTACGCCATTTTCCAAAACTTCAATTAATTTTTCAAGCATGATGGTTTCCTAGTTAGCAATCTGAAGCGCCAGCAAATGCAGGCAGAGTTTTTGCAAAAGCGTAAGCCTGAGCAAATGGGTTTGCACCTTCAAGGTCAAAAGCAAAAGAACCAATCACGTTCTCGATCATGGGCTTGTCTTGTGCGACTTGAACGCTGATCTTTGCGGTGGCGTGGGTTTTTGTGCCGCAGTCCACTGCGTAGACGCGAATGTAAGCATCTCTTAGTTCAATGCCTTGCGAGGTGGTGAAGTCTTTTTTAATTGCCATGATTTGCTCCTTATGCAATTTCAAATGATGCGGTAAACTGAACATTGGTATCAGAAACGGTCATGCCGTAAATAGCTAAACGGTCAACAAAATACCAACCATTCATGTAGGTCATTCCAGCATTACTTGCACGGGCTACGCCTCGCATCATATTTGCATTTGGCCCTGTGCTTGCTGCTGGCCAATTCCCACTGAACGGCATCGACACATACATTGTGCTGTTTAACGCAGAACCCGAAAATTCAAAGTAACCTTGGACAATGCAAGTTTTTCCAGCAATTCTTTTGTACTTTACTGAACTGTTACTGATTGCAACAGTTGTCGTTCCATCGTTTGAATAAACAACTGGCGTGTAGCTAGCCCATTCGTAATCGCTGAATATGCCATTTTGACTTTCACTCCACCCACTAGCAATGCTGAGATTGCTTACAAATGTATTCCCAACAATGTTTTGCCCAACAGTTGTATCCGTAATCTTAATAGCAGGGCCGTTGTTGTTATAGAACACGTTGCTCGAAATGGTGTTGTAATTACCTTTAGCAATTAGCAATCCGCACGCTTGGTTGCTGTGAATGTAAGCGCCTGTGATGGTGACATACTGAGAAACGTCTTCCAATGCAATACCAGAGTTGCTTCCAACAAAAGTTGATGCAGAACCCCAATATGCGCCGCCGTTAACAACCAAGCCAAAGCTATTTTGAGCGTAAAGGCCAGTTTCTCCGTTGTTGTACGCAATACAGTTATTGAATGTAACTGAGGCCAAACCTTGAGCTGTATTTGGCTCGTAATAAAACCCTGATCGCTTGTTATCGTAAGAAATGCAGTTTGTAAACGTGATGTTTTTGCCACGATATTCAATAATGAATCCGCAACCAAAATCGGATGTGCGGCCATGCGCTGTACATCCATCCACAATTAGATCGTTGACGTAGTAAAAATCAAAACCTTGCGATGGCGCTGGAGCCATGTAGCAGTTCTTAATAATGCAACCCGTTGAATATGGATTGGATGAAAGAGCACCAACTGAAGTCAGGTTGCAGTTAGCACCGCCTAAAAATTGGCAATCGCTTATATTCAATCGTGTGACGCTGTAACCAATCAATGCGCCGGGGTATGCGCTAGTTGCGTTGTCGCCATCAAAAATTACATTTTGAATGTAGCAATCATCTGCATAAGTAATTTCAACCAATTGACGCTGATTTGCGTATGTGCCGTTGGTACGCTTGATTGTTAGATCACGCAATATCAAATTTTCTTTATGTGATACTGAAGTGCCTTCCAAAATTGCAACAGGATTTGCACCGTTACCCAAAATAATAGCGTCAGGGCCGCTGCCACAAACAATGGCATTTTGAGGCAAAGTTAGGATCGTGTTGCTAATGTAGTAAGTACCGTCAGGAAAATACACTGACTTACCGCTGTCAAACGCAAGTTGAATGGCAACGGCATCATTTGTCGTGCCATCGCCCACTGCCCCATAATCCCGCACGTTGGCAAACGCGCCAGTGATCATAGAATATGAAACTTTGGTCAAGCTCATACTTATCCAATCCGCACACAAGTAACTGTGAGACTACCGCCAGCAGATGTGGTAGTAACAGTTGACCTGACAATAGTATCTGAACCATTATTTGTTACGGCTATAGTCACGTTTGTAGTTGTTGCTGAAAAATCAGTATTCAGGGATGTTACGGTTGCCGAACCAGCTCCACTTGATTGTTTTGAAATAATACTTGACCGCACACCATCGTTTCCACTACCAACAACATATTTAGCAGTCACTAAAAAAGAAGAATTTTGCGGAATATCGCAAGCTGGGAAATCGTTTGCTACTCCACTTACAATTCCTGTTCCTGTTTGTGTTGAAGTAAAGAACGAGGGGCTTTTGACACTGCCTGTGTTGATCACAGCCCCTGAGAATGTTGGTGCTGCTGACAAGACATTGTTGCCTGTGCCTGTGTTGGTCACGCTCACCACGTTTTTACTAGCATCTAGCGCCAATGCAGTTGAAGCTGTTAATCCGCTAATATTCACCGCAGAAGCGGCAATTGAACGGCCTGCTGTCAAATCACTGACTGCCACTTTTACGGTTGCGCCGCCTTGAACAATAGGCAGAACTTCTGTACCGGCAAGGGGGGTTGTTGCGCCAGTTAGCGCGGAAATCTTTTTATCTGCCATGATGATTCCTTATCAGTTGTACAAAATTTCAATTAAAGAAGTAAGCGGCGGCGCTTCGGAGAACGTCAATGTTGCTCCTGAAACAGAATATGAATTTCTATTCTGGTACACACCATTGATGAAGACAGCAGTCACATTGCCTAAAACCGCAAACCCAACTGTTGATCCGTTTCCTGTGTAATTTGTTACATCAAATGCGCCAATACCAAAAATATTGTCGTATGTTGCAATCAAAACATCGGTTGCATCTTTTAAAACAAACTTGTATGAAACTGGCAAAATCCAAATTTCACCGCCGTCAGGTACGCGGCCAGCTGCGTCTAAAACAACAGGGTTAGTGCGAGCAACATTTCCTGCATTAGTTGTGTAACTAGCTAAAGGAGTTGTTGTGCCAGCCGCATAGGTGTACAGCTTACCGCCGGTCAGTACTGCGCCGGTGTTGGTAAAAAACTGGGCCGCAGCGCCGCCTACTGGGGATAAAAATACGGCCATGTTAAGGCTCCAAAAGAATCAAGCCACCGTCCTCTTGGACGAGATTGTCACTAGACTCGGTGAGAAGATTGCCCACCGAAGCACCGCTGTCTCGCGTGCCTGTAATCAACGTGACAATGCCGCCAAGGCCAAGACCCAGAGCATTGCGAAGGGCGACACCGAAGCTCATTACTGCTTATTGATTGGTTTGCAGTACACCACGCCGTCATCCGAAATACGGATGGCGCTGACTCGGAAAGGAGCGCCAGTGCCCATGGGCAAATAGAACGGAATCGGTGTGTATGCGGGGATCGGGGTGCTGGCAGTCGTGGCCACAGCACCTGGGCCAACTTCCACATAACAAGGAGTTGTAGACCAGATCACCACGCCTTCGGGGCCGGGATTCCAGTCAGTAGTGTTACCCGCAGAGGCGGTGTAAGCAACAGTGCGACCGGGGAAGTCGGCTTGTGATAGTGGGTTGAGAAGTTCCATGATGATCCTTACGCCAAGAATTTCAATTTGTACAAAGTCCGAAGATATATCTCAACGATATTATCTATCAATTGTTGCATTGTTGAATCAGATTTATCACACACATCGTAACGGGCGGCTTCAATTTCAGCAAGTGAGTCCTGCAAGAATTCAGTGATGTTAGCCGTCTTCTTGGCCGAATTCAAGGTAATTGGGCCAATTAGACCATACCGGCCTTGGTAGGTTTCGGCAAAGTCATCAGCCGCACCAATAATGCGGTTGTAAAAGATGTTAAGCGCTTCGTGCTTGCTAAAGCTGCGTGTGTTCAGATGCACGGAATGTGCAACATCCCGCGCCAAGAACAGCAAGCCTAAAAATTCATTTGCTTTCATTGTGGCATTCCTTGTGGAGGCATCATTTGTTCAGGTGGCATCATTTCCATAGGCATGGATTCCTCACGCATCTCAGGCATCTGGTTCATCATGCTCTGCGACTCCATGGCCGCAGCAACAACACCCATGGCAATGTCTTGGATTTGTTCTTCAGTCATACCGGCCTGCACAGCGGCAATTCGCTTGGTTTCGGCATCGTATGCTTTGATCTGGGCCTCAAAGTCTTTGCGCTCCAAGTCCTGCATCTCGATTGATTTGCCGACATTCTGGATCATCTGGTACATCTGCTCCATCTCAGCGCCCATGGCCTGAATCTGTTGCTGCGCTGCCTGCAAGGCTGGGTCTTCGTCACCATCTTCCAAAAACTTGGGATCAATCGTTTTGGCAAAACGCTTAGACATTTCCTGTGCGCCAGGCCAGTCCATGTTCTTAACAAACAAGTCGCCAGCCACAGACCACAGTTGGGGATTACCCTGTAACAACTGAGCCATCGCTTCCAATGCCTCTTGGCGCTTGGTTGCATAGCCTGGGCCAGTTGTAGCCACCACATCGTACTTGCCAACACCAGGGTTGTAGATTTTCTCAATCACAATACCCTGCTCATTGACGATCTTGTTGACGGGTTGCGGCTGATCAGGATTGATCTTGACCATCTTAGTCTCGCCATCTTCACCAATGATGCGCGCAATGCGCTGTGTGTCGTAAATCTTGGGAATCAAATCCACCAACTGACGGGCCACATGGCGCACGGCACGGGTCAGGTTATCCCCGTAATGGAAAGTACCTACATCACCCTCACGCTGGCGGGCCAGAATGGCTTTACCAGAGCGTTCGTTTGAACCCATGCCAAGAGAAGCGTTATATTGGCCAGTTGTGGACTTAATGTCCTCAGATGCGCCTGCTTTGGCCTGCAATAGCCCGCTGGAGGCCATTGGTGGCTGTGCCCGCTGGGGTAGTGGCAAGACTGCGCCTTGGCCGTCTGTAACGTCAGGATTGACCTCAAGGTAAGGCCAGTTGTTTGTGTTGGCAGTCTTCCACTTATCCTCGTAGCCCTCGAACTGGCCACCATAGCCAATAAACGGAGCCTTGGGAGCCAAAGCCAGCATCTCAGCTTCTTGGCTGACCCAGTAGTTGTACATGCGCTGGGCATCTTTGGCGTTTCGCACAAGGCCAGAAATGTAGATACGGCCATCAACCTCGAACTCGTTGCCGATCACACGGATCACAGGAATCCATTTGCCAGCCCACTCTTTTTGTTCAAGGATTTCGTAGCCGTTGATCTTGCAATACATTACCCGTGGGCGCTCAGATATGCGGCTTTTGATTGGCTTGCCAAACATGTCCTTGAGCATCTTATCTTCAGGCGTGCCTTCAAAGGCCGACTGGTTGCCAGGGTACAAATTCAACTTGGTTTTGTCGTAGTCAATGTAGTAGTAACTGGCAATACGCACAGTGTCTTCATTGAGCCAGTTGCTGATCGACTGATCGCCCACACCAAGGGACTGGAGCGTAGAGATAGGCGCAGCATCTGGGTACTGGCGCTCATATTCTGCTTTTGTGAGGTCTTCGGTGATAAAGCAATACTTGGCATCCGCGCCTGTTGGGTCTTGGATCAAGGGATCCATGTAGACCGAGAAACTGTTGCGAATGCGGCCAATCTTGATGTCTTGATCGAATGTGTTCTCGTCACAGTATTCGGTCATCAGGGTAATGTAGCCTTCGCCGTAGGAAACCTGATTTTCGCAAGCCGTGTCGTATGCCACGTCAGCGTCAGAGATGTACTCAATGTGGCGAATCATGCCGTTGAAAATCTCGGCCACTTCCACGTCAGCGTTGTCATCAACTGGAATGACTTTAGCGCCTGGGCGGTTCTGGCGCATGTCATTCGTCACTTGACGAACGTGCTGCGGCAGTTTGTTGATTGTCAGTGTTGGGCGTGCATTGATTGTCTGACCCTGCACCGCACCGCGAGTGGCCAATACGTCAGCAGGCCATTGCCAGTGGTTGTCAGGTGATCCGGCATAAAAGCGCAGATCGTCAATTTCATCCTCACGACTCTCGGCCAGTGCAGCGACTGCCATGTCCAACCGTGCGCGGGCGGTTGTCAGAATGTCTGAGTCAGACTTTGGTGGTTTGCCGCCAGCCGCTACATTAGCCGCCGCGACCATTCCGGTTGGATCAGCCATTATTTCTTCTTCTTTTCTGCTTCACGTTTGACTGAATACGCGATGGCCACGGCCTGCTTGACGGGCTTGCCAGCTTTGACTTCAGCTTTGACGTTCTTGCGAAAGGCTTCGGGTGATTTTGATTTAACCAGTGGCATGATTATTTCTTCTTCGCTGTTTTGGCAGATTCTTTAAACGCTTTGGCAGTTGGCGCGCCCTTGTCGCCTGGCTGGCGCATCTTTTCTTTGCTGCCAGCGGCTATGCGCTCACGTTTTGCATGGATATTGGCATATAAGCCGGGTTTGGTAGCCATATCAACACTTCCATCGTTTAAGAGCTGCTTTAGCGCGTTCGCCATCTTTGGCGTTGGCCGCTACTGCGCCCATTCTTGCACAAAATGAATCCTTGCGCCCCTGATCTGCCTTGGTCTTGGGGTTAGGCGCTGGCGCCTTGAGATTGCTGCCAGTTTCTCTATTGTACTTCTCGCGCCCTTTAGCCGTCAAACCCGCACCTTTGCTGACCGGCAACTTTTCACCGCGACCAACGCTTAGAGATACTGATTTCTTAGCCATTACGATCCCATCCAAGAAGTTGCAACCACGCCTCTGCCATTGTACGCTCGGCGCTGCGTGGATTCACGCGCCTCACGGTGGGCTACTGGGAAGGCAAACGTGACGCAAATAGCGTCAGCCGCGTCAGGCGAGGCCAATCCGCGTGCCTTCATGTCCTTTTTCGACTCCAAAAAAATAGTCCCTTTAGAGTCGGGCTTCATCATAGGCGAAATTAAATCAGTTTTAAGAAACCTGTCAAGCGGGATTGAAGCAGTTTTCAGCCAATCCTTCATTTTGCCCCACATTTCAGCCCTTTTATTGCCATACATGACCGGATTTGCCGATTTATTGCCAAAGTTGACACCTTTGATTTTGTACCTTTGCTCTTTCAAACGGTCAACAATACCCGCCCCAAGGCCGCCCTCGTCGATCACAACCAAAGCTGGCTTGTATTCTTCAATTGCCTCGATCACATGACCAACAACAGTCATGGTGTCGTCGCCCCGATGGCGCTGAATGGCAATAATATCCCGTCCTTGGCGCACGGCGATGACTGTTGCATCCGCGCCAAAGCGGGCGGGGTCAACACCTATCACAATGGGTGCGGACGCATCGCGGTAAGGACTACGCTTCATCGCCTCGTCGACCAGACTGGCCGATATGAACTGATCGTCACCTTCCGACGGGAACTGACCGTAGACCTCAACGTGCGCCTGACTAGAATCAGCGCCGTATTCGTCGATGATCTGCTGGTAGACCTGTTTGTCCGTCCCTTCGACTGTTCTGGCGTCTACTACTTTTGTAGTCCAGAACTCGCGCTTGCTGTTAAACGCCTCGTAGAAGTACCCAGTGTTGCGCCGGGGGTTACTAAAGGCCATCCAGAAGCGGTTAGGCGTGTTCTCTGTAAAGAAGCCAGACGTCACCGCCCAGATGCTGTCGTCAATACCAGACGCCTCGTCGAACACCACCAGCACACCGTCAAAGTTGTGGACACCGGCGTAAGCGTCAGGATTCTCCGCTGACCACAGCCGCCCCTCGACGCCCCAATATCTGGTTCCCTTTTTAAGATCACGCTCGACCAGTTCCGTGAGCCACTTGGCGGGCATCAGTCTGGTTGCTGAGACTTCAAACCAGTGACTGTTAAGCGCCATTGCTAGCCACTTGGTAATCTCGGCCCATGTGACTGACCGGAGTTGCGACTCACTGTTGGCCGAAATAATGGTCGTGGAACCAATCCGCGTGGTCAGCATCCAGATTGTGATCCAACTGACTAACGCTGACTTACCAATACCACGGCCAGAACTGACCGCATGGCGCAGGGTGTTGAAGTCTAGCTGGCCTTTGTTCTGGGTGATGTGGTCGGCAATATGCGTCAAGACTTCACGCTGCCATTTGCGTGGGCCTTTGAAATGCTCCAGTGGCGTGCCTGGCTGACCCCAAGGAAACGCGAACATCACAAACGCAAGCGGATTGTCCTTGATCGCTGGCGCCCACAATCGCGCCATGAGTTCCTGTTCGTCTTCAGCGCTGTATATGGTCGATTGCATTTATTTGAGTCTCGATTACTTGTGCGTCACTCACGTCAATAACTTCCAACGCGCGTTTCTGCGCCTCGGCCAGCGCGCCAGTGATGGAGATGCGCTGATCGACTTCGACAGATATGGCCTGCTTGGCCACCCAGCCGTGTTGATGTTTGAGAATTTCTAACGCTGCCTTGGCGTCGCCATTTGCGGCGGCTTGATGAAGTGTGCGGGACAGTTCGATCTCGCCATCAGCTTTGCCCTTCTGCGCGGCAAGTTCCACCACGGGGTCAAGTTGCGTGAGTTGTCTGTATTCAATAGGCAGCATGCCTGCGGCAAGCGCTAAGGCGTCGCCTTTGAGGCCCAGCTTGGCCGCGTCATATACCGCTTTCAAGCGCGACTCTGTCGCTTCGACCTTGCGCGGTGTAAATGGAATCGAATGGAACATGTGTTCTCCTGCGCGTTTGCGAGTGGTTGTGAGTTTACAACAAAAAATTTAAAAATAAAAATTGTTTGCGAACGCTACGTTTTTGCTGGCCCTTTGCCGTCGGCCCTACCCCCTCCCCCTCGGCAATTTTTGCCGTATGGTGGGCGGTTGTGGGTCATGGTTTGCGCGGCCATGTTGCATTGCACCATTGTGCCCGCATGGTTTGCATGGCCGCATGGTTTGTGAGTCATTGTGGGTCATTCCCTTTTCATGACTCACGTTGACCCACAGTCATGACACGCGGAAAAGGCGCGAACTTTGTGCACGCGGTTTGTGGGTGATGTGAGTCATTGTGAAGGCACTTTTAAATCGCGCGCCGCCCAGCGCTTTGCGCTACTTAACATAACACAGACATATTTTTATAGATGAAGATATTGATAACTCACATTAA